GTAGAGATTGACCGCAACGCTGTAGACCAAGCCACCTCACTCCTGTTCAGAATGGTGTTGACTCGGGCTGAGGTGAGTTCAGCCGATGGGGTGAATGCGGTCAGGGTGGTTTGTGATAGTTGGGCTAGGGCATCGACAGCGGAGATGCTTGCTGTTGAGAGTTGTGGTTCGGCATAGTCAATGTTTAGGTCGAAGACGTAGCCTGAGAACATCGCAGCTGTGCCAGCGGTGCCACCATACACCTGCACCTGGCGACGTGGGGCAATACCCAACGCACCCTGATACCAAGGTGAGTCGGTGTTGAGTGGGTCAAACTGGCGGCCTGAAGCCTGGTCGTTTGCAACGATGTTGAGTGTGCCTGCGTTGAAAGTGTCCAACTGGGTTTGACGGCCACGATTGATGTTCACTGCTTGCACATATTCAGTGATATCCACAAAGTCTGTTGAACCATCCAGCACATCAGTGCCATCAAGAACAGACGAATCAAGTGTGAAAGCGTCAGCAAGAAAGCCGACATCCAACAACACCTTGACCGTTTCCCCCCACTTCATCACCTTCGCCATCAGCCGAATGTCCCCGTGAACGGGTTCCCTCCATTGTTCCGTGCGCGACGATTCAGAATGTCTTGAATCTCCTGAGCAACCTGATCAGGGCTAGAGATCAAACCAGCATTCACATTGATGACCGTCTGACCAGAGTCCTGTGGAAATGTACCGGTGAAAGGATTACCAGTCGAAGTAGACGCAACGGAACCGGTGAACTCTCCCATCGGATTGTTCGCAGCAATCTTCGGATACAACTTCGCCAACTCACCACGCTTCTCATCAGCATCATTCAAACGCTCCTGAGCCTCAGCCTCACGGAAAATCGCATCAGCAACAGCTTCAGAAGCCTCAGCCTGCTTCTTCTTCGCCTCATTGACCACAATCAAGGCTTCGCCATAAACCTTCGTACCATCACTCGCACCATTGATGACATCATTCAACAACTCCTGCTGAGTCTTGAACTCACCAGTCGCATCAGTCTGATCATCAGTCGCATCCCTCAAAGCCAACTTCGCTTCAGCCAAAGAAATCTCAGCCTCACGAATAGCCTGAGGAGAAGACTCAGGATCCTTACGAATCTTTGCCAACTCCAACTCGGCATCCTTCACAGCGAACGTCGCCTGCTCAATGCGGTACCCAGCGCGCTCAACGCCACGCTGAGCCTTATCCAAAGCCAACGCAGCCGCCTTAGCCTCAGGTGAATCAGCACCGAACCCAGCAGTGATCTGCGCCAAGTTCGCTTCCGCTGTGGCTAGATCAGCATCAGCCTGAGCCTTTGCCTCATTAGCCCGCTTTGAATCCTTTTGCGCCTGAGTAAACGCCCTGGACGCATTCGTTGAAGCCCGCATCGCATCCGTGTACTTCTCCAACTTCTGCTTCGCAGTTTCCACAGCCTTAGCTGCACCACCAGTCGCCTTGCCCTTATCGTCTTCTTCCTTGATGGTCGTCCTCACAACCTTGCCAAGACGCTCCGCATTCCGAACCTGCTGCTCAGTGGTGCGATTGCTAGAGAACTTCAACGCATCCAACTCCAACCGAGCCGTCCTCACACCGTTAGCCAAATCGTAGAACAGTTGATCCGCACCAGCGAGTTGCTCATCAATACGGTCACCTACGTTGCTAGCAGCGATACCAACCGCAGCCGACTTGAACGCACCAGACACGTTGCGTGACAGAGCTGACGCAATGATTCCGACCTGACCCAACTTCTCGACGATGTCAGCCAAACTTCGGGCGAACTCTAGGGTGGCGATATAGGCAGACTTCATCACCGCAATCGCTTGGATGCCGAAATCGCCCATCGCAGCAATCGCAAACTCAAAGGATCGACCAAGACCCTTCTCGTCAAGGTTCTCAGCGAACGCTGTGATCGCAGGAACAATCCTGTCGTTGATGAATCCAACAAACTCTTTGAAGTAAGGCAACAAGACCAAACCAACCTCAGTTGCGGCATCAGACAACGAAGCCTGCAAGATGCGCATCTGGTTGGCGAAGCCTTCTGAGGTTCGCGAGAAGTCACCTTGAGCCAGGTTGGTATCTTTCAGAATCAACGCATAGGCGGCCTGAGTCTTTGCGGTGATATCAAGCGCACCCTTGCCGTCATACAAGCCCATATTGAATGCTTCTTGTTTGAGGCGTACATCGTTGATGGCCACACCGAAACGCTTCAACGGTTCAGCCTCACCGGACAAACCTGAACGCAACGCCATGATCGCTTCCTCGATCGGTGTGTTGTTGAACGAAGCCAAGTCAGCAGCCAACTGAACCAACGTGACCGACATGTTCGCAGCTTCACCCTCACCAATGCCGAACGCTTGGATCAAGTTGCCGAAAGTACCAGCCGCTTCCAACGCAGCCTGCTTCGTAATACCGAATGACGATGCTGAAGTCTTCGCAAAGTTGTCAACAATGAACGCCGAGTTCTTGAACACCGTGTTCACCTTCGACTGAGACTCCTCAAGATTTGATGCCTGTTGCACCAACTTGAATGATGCCGCAGCCACAGCACCAGCCGCAGCAGTACCAGCAATCGCCATCGTCCTGAACGACGGGATCAGATTCTTCAGTGACCTGGCAACACCCTTCTCCAAGTTCGCTGACAAACCAGAGAAACTTCTAGCCATCTTGCCAACGCCAGTAGTCGCATCACTAACATCAGCAATAAACTTGACAACGAATGTGCGTTCACCAGCCATGCGCTGATTCTACTCTGATGCCTCCAACCGCTGACGCAAAGCACGAAACTCTGTGATCACGGCATCCCACTTCGCTTCACCTTCCAAACCAGTCCAACTCCAAACCCTCGGCGGTTCATTCCAGAACTCCTCAGTCAACAAATATGAACCATGAGAACGCGAACGAGGCTGACGCACCTCCCGAGACTTGATCGGTCGAGGTTGCTCAACAACATCCCAACTGAAATCAGTATCCAACAACACACCACGACCCTCATGAAACTCAAAGGTTTCACCTGGTGCATGCTGAGGCAAATAGAACAACCGTGCAGGGTCTTTCGTCTGCGGGTCACCAACAAGGTTCAACCGTTCATGCAACCCCTGCCACACAGCCCGCCACAATGAAGCAGGCACACGCTCAGCCAAAGGCAACACCAAGTGATAGTGAGGATCAGAATCACGATGCGAATACGTCGAATACGCAAACCACTCCAACCCATCAAGCCTTGCCTCACGGAACGACTCACCGTCCATGTCCACCACCAACGCCTCAATGAACCGCACATTGCGATTCCCACGAGTAGTACTTGGGTAGTACTCAACAGGTGACCACAACGCCCCATCAGTCTTGACAGCGTTCTCCTCATGGAAAGCCAACAACTCACGCAGCTGCTCCCAAGACGAAGCCAACGGCTTCGGATAGATCGACTTCACATTCTTGAACAGAACCGCCATAACCACCTCCCTACCCATCAGGGTAGCGAACTGGCAGGGAAAGTCAACTATCAATCTGGAATGAAAACAATGCCAGTATCGGTCTGACTGTAAACGCCACCCAAAGCCTTACGGGCTGCGGCTTCCTGAGCGCGTTGATCTTTCAAATCGTCGTACACCCGTTGAATTGCATCTAGGTATTGTTTGGCAATATCAGCTTTGTGCTTCCTGACGGTAGGCCAGAAGAAGTATCCCGATTTGCCTCGATGCCTCAAGAATTGTTGAGTCTTGGGGCTACGCGCACCACCGAACTCGGCACCGAAGAACACGTCACCCCTTGTCACTTTGCGTTTGCGTTTACGGTTCGGGCGGGACTTTGACACAAAGTTTGAACTACTTGAAAGCACTGCTGCTGGTAGCGAATTGAAAGTTCTAGCCTTCATGCCTTTCATCACTTCGGTTGCCTGGTTGCCTCTAGTTACTGAAGCAGCTTCAAACTTGGCTGCGACAACTAGAAGATTTGCCACCGCTGTTGAAGCCTTGTTGGCTTCTTTCTTGAATCGTTGATCTGACTTCGCTAGGTCACGGATGAACTGAGTGATACCAACAATCTCAACGCTGCTGTTCCCAGCAGGTGTGAAACCGACCTGGCCTGCTCGACCGATTGCGTTGTTGATTGCCATTCGCTCAGACTACCTCTTCAGATGAATTGCTCTCCAACGAAGATAGGCGAGCATTGTGAAGATCATTCGTGGGGATTCTGTCAGCAAAACACTGGGCGCAATCCCTGTCTCTACAGACAGGTACGCAATCATCCAGTGGGCTGACTGATCTCCAAAGGGACGATCACTGCTTCAGCGGCATCTCCCACTTCTAGCGATTCAATCTCATCGCACCATGATTCAAAGTCAAGGCCAGTCTTCTTCAAACGATGCTCAGCATGCCAACCCAAATACGCAAGGTCAGTCAACGTGAGTTCTGTTTCAAACTTGGCGACACTTCGATTGAACTTGTTCTCAAACGCAATGAAGTCTGGGAACGCAGCCACAATCTTTCGTGACTTGCCATCAAGCGCACTCGTAAGTTCTAGTGCAATCTTCATATATACCTCCGCAGGTAAGGGTTGTTATGTTGAAACTATGCTCCGGTACCAGTCTTGGTGATTGCACCAGAGATCGGGTAGGTGATGCTGACAACAGCGAGGTCACCAACAGCACCAGCAACAGGAGTCCAAGACACAGGCAAAGCGTTGAACGCATACTGTGGGTTGGCAGACGAAGCAGCAGCAGTTCCGTTTGGCTTCACAGTCATTGGCACAGCAGTGCCAGCAGTGTAAGCATCCCAGAACAACTTCTCAATAGTTGGGAAATCCTGATGCAACTCAAGCGTGACCGAGTTGTCGATCAAACCTTGAATCCGTGTCACAGCCGAGGAACCCATTGCAGTTGTTGCAACTTCGGCCGCAGTCGTCGATAGGGTCACGGACGCTACATACTGGGAAATATCGGTGTTGGCAGTACCGAAGGTGACTGCCACGTTGGTGAGAACTTGCTTTGCCATTTGATGCTCCTGCCTTATCGGCTATCGAGATGAACTACTTCTGCTCGGCTGAGCCGATGCGATAACTCTACACGCACCAACCGCAAGCGGGCAACCGTTACTGATAGACGATGACACGGAAATCAACCATCAGGTAGGTCGTGTCATTGCCTTCCATTGTTGAGATGTTTGAAGCCGACTCGACCAGTAGGTTCGCGACCGCACCACCCAACGTGCGATCCCCTTCCAAAGCGGCACGAATAGAAGTCGCACCCTCATAGGACAGGAACCCATCCAACGCAGCTTGCGCAGACCGCTCAGCTGACCTGCCCACCACAACCGACACCGTGAAGACTGATGTGATCAACCCTCCACGCATCGCACCGTTGTAGGTGATCGTGTCCAGCATCGGCCAAGCGAACGGGGTGTTCAGATTGTCAGGCTGATAGGCGTAAGACCTCAGCCCGCTGATCGTTGCCAGGCGAACCTGCAACCCTTGCTTGATTTGGGTGACGGTAGTTTCTTCGTTCATGCGAACATTCGCAGCCGTCGATACGGTTCGACAAGTTGTGCCATGTCCGGATCAAGGAAACGAGAAACACGAATGGCACCCAAGTCACCGAAACCTGCAACACCAAGCGGTGAGTCATATCGTTTGAAGATTCGTGAAGCCTGAATGATGGTGGCCTGTGTGACAGGTTCCGGCACAGACGGCCAACCGAACACAGCAGTCACCTGAACCAAAGCCTGCTCACCATAGTTGCCGTTGACTGTTGGGAACAGATAGTCACCAACCGCACGAATCTTGTCGTATGCCCACTGCAAACCATCCAAGCGACCATTCAACGGTTCCAACTGATAATCAGACGGCGACCAAGTCACATCAAAGTTTCCATCGGTAGCACCAGAAGTCTTCAACACAATCGCAGTTCCAGCGATGTCATCAATGCTGCAATAGAAATCATTCTCAGCCATATAGACCCGACTGGTTGCAGAACCAACAGACCAGAACTGGCGGTTGCAATATCCGTCAATGAGACGTGAAGCAGCCCCAGCACAGTTGTCAATCAGATCATCATCAATGGTGTCAGCCGTCCCAATGCGAAGAGCTGCTTTGATCTGATTGCGAGTGGCGTAGCCATTGGTGATGGTCATGGTGTTCCCATGTTACTTCACCGCAACAGGTGGAAACTCTTGACCGCGAACAATGTCCCCAGCCGCCAACATCGATTGCACCAACTCAACATCAGCCTGACCTTGCACATCCGAGTTCAATGACAAAGCCTCAGCATGACGGACATGCACAAACCTTGGCTCCTTATCAAAGCCCACCGAATACCCATGCTTGCGAACCTCCAACCACCACACCCAGTCAGCCCAACGGGTTCGACGAAACGGAACATCCAAGACAACCTGCCGACGACATATCATCGAACCACTCATCGGATTGTTGCCACTCTCTAGCATCCGAGCGAACCCAGCCTCATTGGCTTGGAACAGGCCACCAGGTCGTTGCTCACCGGTTATCGAAACCACATCCGTGTCCAACACCAGCCCGTCAGCCCAGTTCGGCAGGATCAGATCGTCAAGCCCGAAGCCCCACACATATTCGGTGGACAAAGCAGCAAAGCCATCATTCCAAGAATCCCAAAACAACTGAGCCGTGCGCACATTGCGAATGAAATCGGGGACATCCAACGGAACCAACGAAGCAACGACAATCTCATCAGGCTTGGTTGGCAACTGCTCGATCATGTTAACAAACTGGCCACCCCACTTCTCCCAATACTCCACAGAAGCACAAGCTGCCACACCGACCGTCATCTCTTCACCCGCCACGATTCGGGATGCAAGTTGTTGCGAATCCACCAAGGCCAATCAGCATCAAGTTCAACCTGGTTCATCACTTCACCATCAATGAACTTCCCCTCAGCGAAACAAGCCTCAATCATTGTGCGCGTGTCACCCACGTTGTATTCCTGATGAGAGAACTCAGTCAACTTATTCACACACCAATCCACCCCGCCCATCCAACCAAGATGAAACCCGCCAAAAGCGACAGGCATATTGATCCGATCAAATCTGCGCATCCAATCCAAAGAATCAGCAGCCTTCCCACGAGTGCCACCAATCATCGTGTAATGCAACGGGCGTTCCCAATGAACACTGAAAGCAAAGTTTCGCATCATCGCTCGATGCCAACCCTGAGCAAAAGTGTCCAGCATCCGAGGATGCCAAATCTCATCCACATCCGACACAGTAATCACATCATCAGGCTGACAACCAAGCCGATCAAACTCAACCAGCAACTGGTCACGAGTTGCCTTCTCAACAGTCCAAGGATTGTGATGTCTTGGTGTATCGAAGTCCACCCAATGAATCAGATCAGCCCACTTGGCAAACCGTTCCCGATCTGCACGTTGGCGTGGCTTGCCGGTGAAAGTCTTGTCACCCTCAATGATCACCATCACATCAACAGTGTCAGCCAACTCCCACAAACGACACTCAAGAACATCAGCCTCACCGTTGTATAGAACACCATCAAAGACGCGCATCAATCCCACCCGAGTGTTCGTCGTCTGCCCAAGTCCCAAGCCCCCGCGTCTGGTATTCCTGACCGCCATCGCATGTCGTGGAGATTGCTGTTGTCTGCGAAGCTGCGGTTGTTCTTCTCGCCAAACGCAGGGTTCGCCTTGAGCGTTGACGAATTATCATGCTCAACTTCAACATCCGAAACCACGACAGAGATGTTGAACGCCTTCGCACGTTGCTCATAGTCATTGTCCTCAAAGTAGGCGGGAACGTAACACTCCGAGAATAGACCGATCTTGCTCACCACATCCTGCCCAAGCCACACACACGACCAGTTCCGCTTCGTGCGAACCACCGTCCCATCGTCGCAGCCATCGTAGAAATGTTCTAGTTGTCCAGGCTTGAACCATGCGTCAGAGTTCAACAGAATCCAGCCTCGTGCGTGAGGTGTTGATTTGATACCAAGATTCCAAGACGGTGCGACACCGAGATTGGTGGGCATTGACCAGACGTGATAGTTCTTGACCAGCCGCCGATCAATCACCCAAGGAAAGTATTGCAGGCTCGACTCGCCGCCGTTGTCAATGATGATCAGATGCTCAACGGGATAGTCAATGGATTGCAGGCACCGTTCCAGTAGGTCATACCGGTTCAGGACGGGGATGATGATGACAGGCACCATTCATGCAGCTCCTTCATGATTGGCTTCCAGTGAGCCTCGTAGACGGTGTCTGCGTTGTACCCTTGGGCAAACTCCACAGCGGTCTTGTCCACGCCTCTCGGAGCCTTGTAGGCCTGTCTCAGGGCATCCACAATGGAAGGAACCTGCGGAGTGCAGAACCATGCCTTCTGATGGGCATCCCAGAACGGCTGCACATCGACCTTCCAACCCGACCCAACCAACTCAGGCTGAGCCGTAAAGTCTGAAACGATCACAGGAACGCCACAAGCCTGAGCCTCAATGACCGCCAACCCGAACCCTTCACCCATCGAGCAAGACAACAACACGTCAGCTGCCGAATACATCGCAGCCAAAGCCTCTTGCGGGAACCCAATCCGATAGGCGTACTGATCAACGATCTTGTACTGATGTTCCTCAAGCCCAACTGCCTTGATCAGATCAAGCACACTGATCCCACCAGATGAACCATCACGCTCGACATGCAGATAGATGACTGCGTCAGGATGAGTCTTGGCGAAGATGCCAAACGCCAACAGGTTCTCTCCAAACGATTTGCGTGAAGGGTTCGCACCCTTGTTCGCTGCATTCATCATGACCACAAACTTGTCTTCAGGTATGCCCATCAGTTCACGGCCAGTTGCCTCACCTGTAGAACTCTTGTATTTCTTTGTTGGCTTGAACACAGGTTCAATACCGTGAGGCGCATAGAAGTGTTCAATGCCTGCCTGATCTAACATCTGCCCACCGAACTTAGACATCGCTATCGGCTTCACGTTAGGACGCGCACACCAACGCAACACATCCTCTGGACAAGGTGAGTGATCTATTGGAACCCATGAAGCGATATTCGGACACAGATCAAACGATGGAGATTTGAACACCCACACATCAAACAGAGTCATCAAGATTGGTGGGATGTCTTTGTTGCCGTTAGCCCAATCCATCCAATGCGCAACCATGATGTCATCGGAATATGGTGCGTTCCCTCGCGGATAAATCTTGACACCGTTCCACATTGATGTTGAACCTTCCAGTCCATACATTGCGTGGATCGCTACTTCGTGTCCTTCTTGCGTGAGCCTTGGGACGATTTGCGCTGTTTGTTGGCCGTAGCCGGAGTGCGTGAAGGGCGCGTTGGAATACCACAACGCCCTGCATCGGTTGGGGTTGGTAGGTCTGCCACTTCGGGCAAGTGTGCCACGCCCCGCTGCAAGAGCAGGGTCGCCTCCAGGTCGGGTAGGTCGATTGGTGTTCCCTTGATGATGACGAGCATCTTTCACTTCCTTCTCCTTCGCAGTAGCAGGGTAAATAGAAATAGGGTCGCAACGCCCTGCGTGTTCGTTGCGACCCTAAGCCTAGGGGATTTATGGGGATCAAGTCCCCTTCAGCCTTATGGCTGGAGGAGGTGCTTGATGTGTGAAGTTTGTGGCAAGTTGCCGTCAACACGGAATGTGCAACGGAACGTGCGGAGGTCTGCGCTGAATGCGAAGTCATCCGAAACATCAATCTTGATTCCACCAACTTGTCGCACATAGTACGAAGGTAGGTGTCCAACGATGACGCTCTTGCTTGTTGTGGCAAGGTCGGCCATTGCTGGGTTCTCAAAGATTTGCTTGCCGAGCAAGGTGTCTGGGACATCAACTGCCAGCGATGGGCTGAACAAGTAGATGCCGTCAGTTGACTTGATCTTGCGAACCGAAGCGATGGTCTTACCGTTCATCATCCAGCCAACACCTGGAAGGTTGCGAGCTGCACCATCAAGGCTGTAGTAGAGGTCGATAAGTTCGTTGCCTGCAAGAACTGCCGTGCCTGCTGCGGTACCGCCAACAGACGATGCTGTGACGATGCCCTTTGGCTGGTTGGTTCCGGAACCTGTGGTCAAAGCTGCACCAACACGGAAGCCGAGTTCGGCTCCAGCCTGGCTTGCGATGAAGGACAGAATGTCCACGCCTGCGTCTTCGATCATTTCACGCGAGACCTGTACAAGGAACGAGTACTTGTAGGCCGACAATGTGATGAACGAGTTGAACACTGGATCGGATTCTGCGATTGCAGTTGCTTCGCCAACGATTGCTGCCGTCGAGTACTGCGCCTGCGATGGAATCTGCAAGTTCTCTCCACCATTGGTGTTCAACACCGTTGATGTTTGGAGGACTGGTGCAGCCAAACGGGCGAGGCCGATGACTTGGTCGTAGAACGACGTAGGAACTGGCGAACCAGTTTGGGTCTTGATGACATCGCGCTTCTCAAAGTGTGCGCTGCGTACTTCGCCCTTGGCCAACGAACGCATGATTGCTGCGTCATCAACTACTGGTGCGGAGGACACTGGGCGAACCTGGTCAGAGATTTCGCGGGTTGCTGCATCGAAACGCAGTTCACGAGCTTCATCTTCACGGATCTTGGCGATGGTCGCTGCGCGGTCATCGAGTTCCTTGTTGATTCGGTCGTAGGTCTGTGATTCTTCTGCTGTGAGGTCACGCTTCTCGGCAGTGGCTTTGTCCAAGATTGACTTGGCTTCGTCCCATGCGCGTTGACGGATTTCAACTTGACGGTCTAGATATTCTTTCATGATATTTCTCTTTTCGGTTTGATTACGGATATGGATACGCAGGGAGAACTCAACTCAACCTGATGCGGCTCCGCAATCAGCAACATTGCAGCGGCTCCGCTGAACAATGCAGTACAAGAATACTAGAAGGGATTCTTCAACAATTCAAGGTGCTTCGCCATGATCCCGATGTGGGCTGGCGCAGCCTGTGGTGTTGGTTCTAGTTTGGCAACAGTTTCACGAAGCAAAGCTGCGTGATCTGGTGACAATGTTTGACCTGCTTCAAGGTTCGTGATCGCTACAGCAAGACGGTCAGCGTCGATGCCGGTACGGGTAGCAAGCGCATCAAACGAACGAACAGAGGCAGATGTGGCCGAGTAGGCAGGGAAACCTGTGACTACCGAAACTTCATACAGTTTGATCTGACGCAGTTCACGATACTGACCATCATCAGACCACTTGTCGCCACCTGAAGGAACAGTGAAACCGAACGACATCGAGTCCACGTCTTTGCGTTGCATCAACACGGACAGGTCACGGCCAACAGTAGTGTCAGGCAAACTTGCATCCACCAACAAACCTTTGGAGTCCTCTGACAGGCGCAGAGTCTTTGCGCGTGTTGTGGCGAGAAGCATGCTTGAATCGTGGTTCATATACATGCGGATATTGTTCCGAGACTTCAGGGACTTATTGAACGCACCAGGTGCGATCCGCTCAATAAACGGTAAAGGCTCGGAATCAGAATTGAACACTGCGGCATAACCTGTGAACGACATACCGTCGCCAGACTTGTCTGCTCGCAACTCAAACTCGTTGAACGTGACGCGGCGTGTTTCAACCTGTTCTTCCATGCTTGAAAGACTAACAGGAAATGAACTCAGCATTCTAGAAGATTTGGGGTGAGCCTTCGGAAGCAGATCGTTGTCGCCGATGTAGGCATCATTCTCTGGTCGACCGTTGCGCAACAAATACAAGAACGCATTCACACGGGCATACGCCCACTGATCACGAGTCATACCTGGACGATGCGAAGTTGAATACGCTCCAGCACCACGACGGAACACAGTGCGCAACATCCCAACCGTTGCCCGCTTGCCAGGGTTATCCCCAACAGAATCATTGTGTTCATCAGCCTTATTCTTCAAACCTGTCTCAATCGCCTCAGACAACTCAATCGTGCCACTACCAGCAGGAGCCTTCGCTGAACCTGGAGGATTCTTCTCAGAACCAACGATCTGATCCTTCTTCGGTGCCGGAGCATCAGCCCGTTCATCTTTGATCTGCTCAGCCTTCGACATAAACCAATTCATCGCAGGCTCAGGATCAAGCGGGTTGATTCCCCACAAATAGAACGCCACAGCACCGGCACCAGGGAACTCATCGTTGTCAGGATCAGAGTTCTTTGGTGCATCAAGATCGACTAGATGTCTGGCACCCCAAGCGTTCGCACGAATCACCTTGTCTTCTGAGATGTCGCCACGCGACATGTCACGAGCCTCACGAACAGTGCGCTCAACCAAACCGTCACCAGCCAAGCCTTGACCGTAGTAGTCCAAACCTTTGCGAGCTGCGTTGCGAATGTAGGTTGGAAGATTGAGTGCAACTTGACGCACCTCATCTTCCATCTCGTCTTCGTCTTCTTGTTCACGAGGTTGCCAGGCGTTGCAATAGAAACCGCCATCAACATACGCATCCCAACGCTCACACCAAGCCTTCAGATTGTCGCCCTCACCTTGAACATCATCTTCGTTATAGAACTCGCAGTTCCCACATGCTCGACCTTCAGGAACATCAGGTGACAACGCAGGCCGATAGTTGTCCGGCAACGCACGTTCACCACCAGGTTCCATATCTTCAGCAATCGACACAGCAACCATCTGATCAATCGCATCCTGCTTCGTCGTATGGCAACCAATGACCTCACCATCTTCCTTGATGGTTGCCCAACCTGCGCAGCCCTCCGCTTTGTCTGTAATGAAATAAGGCATCAGATCAACAACAATACTTCAGCATCGTCATCCAAGATACTGAATGTGATCAAACCTGTCGCAGCGATAACCGCACCACCCAACATGCTCGACCCGACAGCAGACACCAGACGTGGCTTCTTTGGTTCATTGATCTGAATCGGAATCTCTTTGGGCTTCGGTCTTGGCTTCGGTCTTGGTTGCCTGTAGGGCTGATAGCCAACACCGTCATCAACCGGTGGAGGCGCAGGAGGCGAAGCCTGTGCTGTAGCAGCTGCATCCAACCCACCAAGACTGGCCGCAGCGACCACATCTTTCTTGACCTTCGTTGTGGCAGTTGCGTCAAGCCCACCCAAAGTTGCCTCAGCAATCACATCCTTGGCAACCTTCGTTGTGGCCGATGCGTCAAGCCCGCCCAAACTCGCCGCCGCAACAGCAGCCTTCCTTGTCTTAGCCTGCGCAGCCGCAACCAAACCACCGAACGCCGACGAAGCCACCGCCACCTTGACCACAGTTGCAGTGGCCGTACTTGCAAGGCCACCAAGAGTCGATGCCGCAGTTGCGACAGTTAGAAACTCACCACCATCCAACACCCTTGTCCCATCAAGGGCTGACGAGTCAAGAATGAACGCGGCACCACCACCAAGGCCGAAGCCTGTGTTGTCAAGTGTGGTTGAGTCAAGAACAAACCGTTGAACGGCCATCACAAACCTACGAGGCGAGCGTCAACGAAGCGGTGAGATTACCTGCATCAATCGCATAGGTATCACCAGCGTCATACGGGTTCGCAGTAATCGTTCCAGAGAACAAGAAGTTGCCTGTGGTCAAACTATCCCAAGCAGTGAAATGGTTGGCATCTTCCGACCCAGCAATGTTTGTCCAAGTCACATCATCATCAGAAGTCAAAACACCAGCCGAAGCCACCCCAAACGACACAGCCTTGCGTGTTGTCTCAGTTGCAGGGTTCGCAGTCCCATTAGCACCAGGATCACCGACATGAAGTTTCACATACACCTGTGCAACAGCGAACGATGTGTTGTTGCCCAAAGCATTCAGCCAAGCGTTGCCAAGATATGCACCGATTCCGTGTGCCATTAGTCTTCAACCCTTTCGGTGATTGTCAGAATGCGTCCTTCAGCGTCACGTTCAACGGTGCGCACAGTAGGCCGTGACTCTGGGATGTTGACCCGAACCACAGTCTCAGGCACATTGATCACTGGTGCAGGAACATTCACTGCTGGTGGCGTGTAGTTCAAGATCACTTCAGGCATGTTGATGTCCATGTTCTGCGACTTCACCTCGTAGACCGATGCGGGATCGGCTGGGTTGATTGTCGACAAAGCCTGCAACTGTGTTGAAGGAACACCAGTGTGCGCAATCGTTGGCAGCTCAAGTGCGCTCATCACTTCGGCAGGATCAAAGCCTGACAGGATCAAGCGTTGTGCGATCTGTGATTTCTTGTCCAACTCGGCAAGGTTCGCTGCGCCGATGTCCACGTTGGCCAACGGAACACGATACGCCTCGCCACCCTCAACAGGAGACATGTCTTCGATGCGGTGGATGTCGTTGATTGATAGGAAGCCTGATTGAATACCGGTCGAGAATGCTGCGTAGCGTGACGCTTGGTCACCGCGCAACAGACCATCCACGTTGAACTTCAAGAATGCTCGACCTGTCAGCAACTTCTGGTAGCCGTCCTCAATCTTGGAGATGTACGGTCTGAGAGTGTGGGTGACGAAGTTGATGCCGTTCATTTCTACCGACGCATAGGACATCGCCCCAGCGGAGTTGTGTCCAAGCATTGCTGGTGGCACACGGAAGATACGGGCAATCTCTTCAATGGCGAAACGGCGTGACTCAAGGAACTGTGCCGAGTCGTTGTCCACTGTGGTCTTGGTGAACTTTGCGCCACCGAACAGAATGCCTGGTCGATGTGAACGACGCAACCCTCGATGACCTTCCTCAAAGCCATTCACCAAATCTTTCGCCTGCTCACGAGTCAAGTTGCCAGGGAACTCGATGATGCCGGAAGCACTTGAGCCTTGACCGAAGAAACGTGCAGCGAACTCTTCCAAGGCTTTCGCCAAACCAAGATTCTCTTTGATGAGATCAATGCGGGAACGGCCACGCATTTCACCAGGCAAACGAAGTTCAGTGATGTGAATCATGTCCTCATGTGGGATCACATCACGGTTGTCATACACAAACTCAGGACGACGTGTTTCACGGTTGCGTGTGCATTCAACCTTCTCAGGGTTCAGCACAATAAGTGCAGCCACACCTTGATCGTCACGAACAATCCGAGTGAACGAGTTGCCGTTCAACAACAACGATACCAACACCTGCTGGAAATGTTCAGTGCGGGTGATACCAGACTCAGGGTTATCCAACCACATTGGTCGTGGACGGAACGCTTGACGCTCAGCACCAACACGGACGAACGTGTCAACAGGCAAAGTGGAAACGGAATCAGCAATGATTCGAACACACGAATACACAGCCTCAATCTTCAACGAGTCTTGCTGGGTGACAACAGTTCCGGCATTGGTTGTCATCGAGAAGCCGTCGCCTAATGCGAACAGCGATTGGAATGAAACTGCGCGTTGCTCACCTCCATTGTTCAAGAGTCGTGACAGCATTACTTCCTCGCCTCTTTCTTCCCGCGCTCAATAGCGAAGGCAAACAATAGAAATACAGACCCGACAAAGATCAGGCCGATAGGGATTGACAACAAGAATATCCCAACTGCGATGAGTGATGCGGCGAAAAGTTCCATCAACAGAATCATGATGCTCCTAGACTACAAAGAAACCAGGCACGGGTGCGACCTCTTCACGACGAGTTGCACGATCAACAGCAATCGCACACGCAATCGCAGCGTCAATCTTGCGCTTCGATTTACCTTTGGACAGTCTCAGACCTGCATCTGTTTGACGTGGCACAGCCGACAACACCTGATCAGTGAACATCGGGTCACCATCATGAGCCAACACCTGACCAACAATCGCCTCATACAACGTACCAATGGCAGGCACCATACGTTGAGCCGACTGCGGAAACTCGACCATCGGCAAACCATCATCGGCTAGAACCTCAGCGGTTCGTTGAAAGAACGCAGGGTCATAGGCAAACTCGCGCACATTGAAGTTCAGATGCAACTCACGCAGATACGCCTCAACAGCTGCGACATCCATCGCATGCGCATCAGGATGCCAAATCTTTGCCCGCACCACAATCCGACCGTCACGCGGCTGAGCCACAACCACAGCAATCGAGTCATGCTTCAACGCCATGTCAATCCCAACAAACGCAGGCAACTCGGCATCCAACCCCAACTCAGACTGACACTGCTCCCAACCACCCATCGGCAACCAGGGTGAGTCTTCCTGCCTGACCCATTGGTTCAGCCTGTATCTGCGATACGGAATCTCAGCCGTCTGATTCATCGACACCTCCATGTCTTCTAAGTCGAGCAAGCCTTCAGCCAGGTTCGGGTTCGCAGCCGCCCAAGCGTCACGATCAGAGATGTCGCAACGCTCCGGTGCTTCCCACCAGAAGAAACCAAACCGCTCATCAGCCTGATCTCCTGCGATGACACGTTTGCCATAGTTGTACAGACGGCCACAGATCGTGTCGAAGTCGTAGCCTGCGGTCGTGATCGCAACGATCATCGGGTCTTTCCTTGCACCCGAACCCAACGTGAGCGCATCCCAAAGTTCTGAGTCGCGCTGAACATGCAACTCGTCAAAGCACACGAACGACGGGTTCAGGCCTTGTTGAAGTTTGGCATCGCTAGAAAGCACACGATAGATCGCACCGGTGGACGGAACCTCAATCACATCCCGATACACCTTGCACACACCAGACAAAGCAGGCGACTGAGTGACCTGCCACTTCGCTTCGTTGAACACCACTCGCGCTTGCTGACGGTCACCAGCTGCCGAATACACCTCAGCACCAGGCTCACCCTCAATCAAAGCATGAAGACCGCAGAGACTCCCTAGTAACGATTTTCCATTTTTCCTCGCTAAGCCAATGAGGCTTCGGCGGTAACGAAGTAAACCATCAGGGCGGCGTTCATACAAAGAATCCAGAAGGTCAAGTTGCCATTGCGTAAGCAGAAGCGGCTGACCAGCCCGAACACCCTTTGACACATGAAGAAACGTGGCCGCGAAATCGGCAACCTGCGCACCATCAGACCTCGGATACAACTTCGGCGTTGACCACGTCGGACTTCCGTTTGCGATATTGATCAAGTTCATTTGCCACCCTTATCTCCGCTAGACCCAACCTTGCACGATCCGACGGTGTGAAACCCAGCAACGACATCCAACCAGTGTTCTGAGCATCCATCTGCTCGATCTGCTTCACCGCTGGATGCGTCACGATCTGACCGTTCGGACTCGTGTACCACCTTCGTTCGACCTCGTCGCCCAACCAGGCTTCCAACTCTGCGATCTTGTCGAAGTTGGAACACAACCTGGTCATCAACGGAGTGTCGTGCAGCTCCGACAGATGACGACGACCAGCCGTCCAATACGTCAACCAATACCTTGACCCAACCTCGCCCAAGCCGACCGGCACCAACGGCACCACCGACGGATCGACCACAGCCAACGCCATGTCTGGCATCGGTTGTGCAGCCAAACCGTTCCGAATGCGTGAACCCTTCAAACGCTTCTGCTCGATTGGTTGCGCTTTGTTCCCGCGACCGACTCCCGTTGATTGTGTGGCCATGCGACCACTCTAGCCAGCACCCCTCCACAGACCATGCGCGTGTTGCGCACGCTTGGGGTCTTCTCGGGCTAGGGCTGCCCAAGACAAAGCCACTCCCCGAGATGACGGCGGGGGGTTCATGGCTTCGGCTTCGGTTTGCCACGCGACGAATTGCATGAGCGGTGAGCTGCGAGAAGGATCGAGTCGTCTTCTGGGTAGATGTGGTCGGCAGTCCAAGGGTCGTCGGGTCTTGCGCCTTGGTTGCATATCCAGCAGATGGTGGCGTTGTCTCTGACCCATTTGGCGCGTTGTTGGTAGTTTCCTGAGTACTTTGTTCGCTTGCCTTTGGGGTGTTGCTGGTGCCAGGTGGTCTGGCAGGTGTCGCATCTTCTTTGGTTTGGTGTAAGTCGATGACAGTCAAGACATGGGCGTTGGATGGGCATGGCTGGGTGGGGTGGGTGGG